GAGCTTGTAGGTGCTCATGCTGTCTCCATCTTTAGCTGTCCCTCATATAATGCGCTCAGCGTGGGACTAAAGTCATTGACATTCTTTTCAATGCGTACCAATCCGTTGATGTTACAGAACCGCATCAGTGCCAGCCCAACCTGCTTCTTGGCTGCTTGGTTAACTTCTTCGATGATGGTTCTATCAAACTTGTCTATGAGGTCTGGCGGCTGCTGCGTGAGGTCGATCAACATGCGATTTCTCTCGTAATCGTCCCGCACTCTGTGTTCTGTATTCTCGTGATCTAACCACTTGCTAAGCATGAGATTATTCCACGCATATCCACGGTTATGACGGTCTTCAAACGCAGCTTCTAGCTTGGTCTTGCGCACGCCAGGGAACGCGCTCATCACGTTGTCGCTATCGTCGCCGCGTATGCATTTTTCAAACAGTATCCATTCTGGATTTGGAATCGGCAGCTGTTTGCCCTGCTTGTTTATGGCTAGATTGCCATCCTTGTCATAGATGCCTTTGTTGGTATACAGCAAGCTGGCTATACCATTGTAGAGTATGACATTTTCAGCTATGAGCTGTTGGAAATCGCTGTCGCTTGATATGATCACATGCTTGTCATCTGGATGCAGTTGGATCCAGCGTGCGATCATGTCATCTGCTTCCGCATTTGGATGGCGCAGCACTGTGCAATTGGTCTTGGTCTTTACGAAGTCTACGAAACCGTCCATGCTTTCAAAGAACACGGCATCCTCTTCGACTTCGCGCTCGCTGCGCTGAGCTGCTGCTACCTTGCGATTGGCCTTGTATGGTGTGTAAACATCCTTGCGCCAGCTGCGACCTTCCAAGCAAAACACCGTATGGCTTCCACCAAAATCCGTCCATACCTTCTTGATGCTGTTGAATATTATGTGCAGAGCCATGCCCAGCTGTAGCTCAGTATTGGGCGCCTTGATACCATGGCGCACTCTCATGAATAGGTTCTGTGTGTCTATGATCAGATAAGTTGCCATGCTCGCCTCCATTTTGAGTATAGCACAGCTGCTATCGCTGTCAACTGCTAAGATTTACGCCAGTACCAACCGTCGTTGGCTACCATGCGCAGCTGCTTGCTGGGAATACCATTGGCTTTGGTCCAACTGGTTACAGCAAAATTCACGGAAAACAAGTTGGCATCGTGCCCCGCTACTATGCCACCTGGGCGTATCTTGGGCACATAGCTGTCTAGATCAGCAAGTACCTGTTTCATGCTGTGTCCACCGTCTATGAAAACGAAATCATAGGCTTCATCTTCGAGATGCTGTGCTGCAGTTTGGCTGTCTTCGCGTATGAGATTAAACCTATCGCCCATCAGAGGCATGTTAGCCTGCAGTATCATGAAGCTGGCTTCCTGCTCGTTCTTGCTTACAGGACGGTCCCAGTCTACATAGGGGGCATAATGGTCGATACCGGTTATCACTGCTATGTTTGAGCATTCAGCGAGCATGAAATAGCTGTTTATGCCCAATCCCACACCTATCTCTAGTCCTATAGCAGGATAGGGCAGAGATCGCAGTTCATCTAACAGACCTCGGCTAGCCTGCTGTTTATAGATCACAGGCCATTCTGGGCTATCCAATAGTGTTGCGAGCGTTTGTGTCACATGATATTTATAGCTGATATCTGTGGTTAGCTGTGTTCGGTTATCCCATCATCGCGCCTAATTCTGCGCACATTGCTAACGAATTCTGGATCTGTTGGAGCCATCTCACTGAGTATGCTGTTGCACACATCGTTCAACCAACGATTTATAGCTTCTTCATCTGAAACATTATTGTAGCCATTTGACCTAAGCCATTCTACGAATGCTTGATTATAATCTAGTTCAAAGAAAGTCTTGCTGGGATCAACTGGATCCCAGCTGATCTTTGGCATAGCCATGAATGGTTCGTTCAATATATCTGCACGCTTGCGCTCGTGTTCTTGTGCGCTGATACGGTTATGCTTGAGATCCACGTCCAGCTTGGCCATTGCCAATGCCGTCTCATCACTGTTATCAATCTCTGCCAACCTTGTATCGTGATCATAGGCGCTGATCTTGCCGTATGCTAGATCAATATCCAACACGCTTCTGGTAAACGCTGAGCTTTCCAGCCCATGCTCAATGCGTGCCTTGGCAATGTCCAGGTCATAGCCAGTGAGGTAGTATTCTGCTTCTGCTAGTTCTCGACTCTTGCCTTTGAGTCCCCAGGCAGCGGGTAACCAACCAAACGGTATCTTGCTCATGTTATCGTCCTATCACGTTGCTGAAGATCCAGCAGTGTATGCGAGCTGCCACGTTGTAACCGCGCTTGAGCGCTTCCTCTGTGACCCACATCTGCACGTCTTCTTGTTCTTCTCGAGTGGCACCCACTGGCATGATCCACACTGGCCAGTTCACGTCGACTGCACGGAATGCATCAACTGCACGCTCCAGCTCATCCCAGGTCAGAGGATTGCGATCTAACACAAACTTCAGCTGTCCCACATTGCTGATCAGTCGATAGTCTCGCACGATCTCTGTTTTGATAGCATCTTCACACTTCTCGCCACTGGTGCCTAGCTTGGGACTCACGCTCCAGAAAAGTTCACCGGCATACATGCCCTGGTTGGTGAAGAAATCCGTGAATGCCCTGCGCGGTGCCTGGGTGCCGTTGGTCTCGATGGTAATATGTCGAGGGCTGTCATTCTGCATGCGCAGAGTGCTCATGATATCTACGATGCCAGTCTGGCTCATCATTGGCTCTCCACCCGTGAACGCCAGATGCACGTCTTGACCGCTGCGAGGATGAGTGAATGATCCACCCTGTAGCCTGCTGCGGAAGTCTGCGCAGATCTCTTCTGCTGTGCTCTGATGCGCAAGATGACCATACTTGGTGCTCCAGCTGTAGCTGCTATCGCAGCCTGTCTTCCACACTGGTAACTCGTCCATGGATTGGATATTTGCTGCGATGGGATCATAGTCCAGATAATCCAACTGATATGTGCTGGGATCTCGGGGATTGGCCTGTCCAAAGCCACCACACGTTAGATTGCAGCCCCAAAATCTGATCCACACAGTGGGATGTCCGCCATAGCGACCTTCGCCCTGTATGGTCGGAGTTGGACCGTCATTACCACCGAATATCTCGCTGTAACGGTACTTCTTGGCAGTGCTCATGGTTGCTCCTTGCTCAGCTTGTAGATCATTATAGCTTGATCCAGCACTTCGCGCAAGGCTGGATTGTCCTGAGCTGCGTGTACTATGTCATGCCATAGATAGATATGCTCATAGGGATCTGTGGGATTGCCCTTGATTAGGTTTCTATCCATTTGACCAAACTCTCTGGCGTAAACAGTCTTGCCTTGGTCCGGACTCTCAAATATCAGTGGCATCAAGGACCCTGTGGACCTTCTGCTTCTACTTTGCGCACTGTGATGTGACCAGTGGTCTCATCTATGTCCCAGTTGATGGTATCGCCCTCTTTCCAGCCCAGTTGTTCCATGAGATCATCTGGGAACTGCAAAAACAGTTCGCCGTTCTCGTCCTCTTGCACGTCAATGATCATGCTGCGTTTGGTATCAGTCATCTTGCTCTCCCTTGCCTAGCGTTGCAGGCGAATGATCCAAATAAGGATGGCCACTCCTGCGTTCATAGAAGTATGCATCTTTATCGTTGATGGTCACAGAAAGATCGCTATGGAAGATATCATAGTCTGTGAATTCGCCGTTACCGTGGTATACTCTGAACACCCATACTTCGCCAATTGGCAACAAAACCCCTGATGTTCCGTTGGCTGAAATAGGCTTGTTGTGATTGGCTGACATTATACTAAATCTTCCAATAGAGTGTACAGCCGATCATCTATCTTGCAAAGCCATTTGGTAATGCTAGCTAGCTCCATGGGCCTGCTATGTGCACTGCGTGCGTGCGTGTATTTGAAATCAAATGCCACTATCTTGCCATTGCTGCCGGTTAGGTTACTCATGGCATTGTTGATCTTGTGTATGCCGTGCTCTTTGAACAAGACAAACATCTCTATCAATTGATCAACGATGTTGGGAAATTCTGCATGCAGGGTTCCTGCTACATAGCGCTGCAATAGATCTGGTCCAACATAGGGTTGTATCACATAATATCCTGGCTGCTCGCCGATTGGTCCGTGTTCAATGGTTGGCAACACATACGGCGATTGCAGTACATCAGTCCAGTAGATGTCTGACTGATACAGTTGTGTGATCTTTTCTATGGTGGTTGGCATGGGTGGTCGACCAGCTATAGTAATACCATCCAGCTTGTACAGCTTCTTGACCAATCCAGCTGTTTTGTCTATCCATACTTCTGCTGCAGATCCATCACCGCCATGCTGATTTAGATACAGCTGGTACACGCTAATCATCCTTGCTCAGAGCACGCCATACCTTGGCCTGTTCGCGCATGCTCTCATATTCTTCTTCCATGTGCTGCAGCTTACCTAGCGTGACAGCCATGATCTCAGAGATGGCAGCATCAACTGCGTCATCATAGGCATCGCCCAGCTGGCGCATGGGTTCGTAATCACATTCTAAGTTGCGATCTCGCTTCATGATGCCCATGAGACGTTCCAAGCGTTCCAAACGTGCGAATAGTCCGTCGTCGCTATTTGTGGCACTACCTTGGAAGATATCACCATCGGCGCTGATGCTTATGCTGGGACGACTGGTATTAGTCCAGTCAGCATAACCTCCGCCACCGCCACCGCCACCTGTGAGAGTGATGGCAGTGTTGTTGCTGTAGCCTGTGCCACCATGTGAGATGGTGTGTATTGTGCCAGTTCCAGTGTAGGTACCAATGCCAAACCCACCATTGGTGACTGCAGCTGTGGGCAGTGTGACTGTGGTTGTCATTAGTACCTCAAGCTATGCTGCATGATGATGCTGGTCAGTTCTGGACCAAGCTCTGTATCATCATTCACGATGTAGAGATCTCTGTCATGCTCGCTCTTGCGCTCGTCCCAGTGGCTGATTTCAATGACCTTGCCCCCGTGTGCAGCATGTATGCGTATGGTAGCTGCCCC